TTTAAAATTTTTTTTAAATTATTAAATATATTTTATAAAAGCAAATTGAAGCAAAAAAAAAGGCAACACAATGGTTGCCCTCTTTTCCCTTTTGCTACTAAAAAGGAAGATCATCAACTTTCTCAGCTGTTTGGCTGGACTGATCCGGCTGATAATCATTTACTGAAATTGCTGCTGAGCCATCATCATTAACCCATAGACTAAACTTAAATTGTGTTTCGCCATTGTAATCACTTTTTGCACCATCGGCACTTCCCGATTTCAAAAATTCGATTAATTTATTTGGTGTAATAACACCGCTCCAACAAGGTTGATTTTCTTTTTTTTGGAATATTCTTATTCCATCATAATAAGTAGTTCTCTTAGAATTTGACATTTTGATATTGATTTATATTATTTTTTGTTTTTGTTTTGTTTTGATTATTTAATGCATTGACCATTTCATCTGCTGTTGCAATTGAAACATCTATACCAATGCCTAAATAACCTAATGCTCGACCTAAAGCCGATGTAAAACCATTTTCTAAAAATGAAGTTTTGTTTATATAACTTGCATCTCTATATTCTTGTGAATGTGCTGAACTTATAATATTGTCATCTGCATCCACAATGCTGACCTTAAATACACCCTCTTTTTCATTGAGTTCAATAAGATCTTCAACAATACGCCATCCCTTGAATGTCGCTTGTTTTCTGAAATATATCAGCCGCTCATTGACTGTTATATATTCTTTTCCCTTAATGTTAATTGATTTCATAGGTAAAAAATTAATTTTAAATTAAACGCTTCATTGAATCAAATCCTACATCTTGTAACTTTTTAATTTCAGTTACAGTAAATGTTCCTGGATTATTCAACCTACTTGCCAAAGTTGGCATTGTGCAATCGAGGATCTGACATATAGTATATCTTTTCATGCCTAATCTTTTTAGATCCTCATCAAAATAATATTTAAACATAGTTTTTATTTTATAAGCAAATTTATAAAAAAAAATTTAATTTTTTAAAAAAAACTTTATAAAAAAAGAGGGTACTCCCTTAATTAAAAGAGAATACCCAGCAGCAAACAGGAAAAGAAAAAGTTAAAATTTTAATATAAAATCTGATGTTTCGTCATCATCTTGATTAGGCACGTGCATTACTACAGTATATAAATTACGCTTTACATTATAAGTTAAATTATCAATATAACAACTAACCGGCTCTTGTAAAACACTTGTGCCAAAGTTTACCCAAATTTTATTATGTAAGCCAATTGGGTTTGTGCCATTATTATATAAATCACCCTCATACCTTATGAGATAATCTCTATAATCATTTAAAATTTGTTGTGTTGTTATTTCTTCAACACTTTTAGTGTAATTTGTTTTGTCTCTTGATCTATAATAATCACCAATGACTCGGCTATATTCTTTGTTTGTAAGAATTAAATCTTCAACATTTAATAATCCAGTATAATTACCTGTTCTTTTTCTTATAAATTGCAATAGATCAAACTTTTCAAATATATCGGATCTTGCATTGTTCTCATCAATATACTCTGAACTAAGCAATATTGAGTCCCAATGTGTGTCAACAAATCCTGATGTGCTACTTGTTTGATATGGGTCATATAAATAAAAATATAAGTCCCATACGCCATTAGGTAATGAATCTATATTAAAAGAATAAGATTTCCACCTACGATTATTTTCGACCTCAACTTCATTAATTGTATTAGTTGTTATCCAGTCATCACTTGCTACTGACCAATATCTGTCTGCAACTGGTGGATCACCGGGAATAACTACTGCAACTAATTTTATTTGCCATCTAAAACCTCTTGTACTTCCAGATGTAGAATTAAAAAAGTTATTCATTTTCAATTTATAAGCAATTCTTTCATTACCTGCTACATCTAAAGAATTTGCTAATTCAGCAGTAACATTAGTAGCACTTGCAGTTGATTTAATATTAGTAGATTTTAAAGCACCATCACCTTGAAAACTAAAGTCAGTTACCACACTACTATTAGTTAGTGTCCAACCTGATGTTCCAAATTCAAAACCAGAATTACCAATAATATTAGTGCTAAAAAAACCAGACATATTAACCTCTTGTGTAATTTGTTTTAAAGGTCTTAGGTACTCTTTTACTAAACTATTATTTAATGGCGTCAAATCGCTTGGTATAGTGCTTAAAACGTCTGTTGTTGTTTCTGATTGAAACACTCCATCTGAATTATAGATTTGAAATTTTATGTTTTCATCATTATTTGTTTGCAAACTACTTGTTTCACTCGCTCTAATTCCTGTCGGTATAGTGCCGCCATTTGCTGTACTTGCTGAACTATCTTTTACTGATTGCTCACTGTAACTTGAATTGTTTATGATATACCAGCGACCATAACTTTGAAAAATTCTACTGTTTGTGAATTTTAATATTTGTTCTAAAACTTCTTTAGCTGTTTTAGGATCTACACCATCAGAAAAAAAACTTGTTGCTGACACCGAACCTTGATCTAAAATACTATAACCGCTTAATGCACCATCTTTTTGAATGTCATTTGATACATATATATCAAAACCTAAATCAATGTTTTCTAATATTTCATGTATGAAAACCATAAAAACACCAGATAATTGACCGCCACCACTACTAGTTTTTGGCTGTGTAAAACCGCCTAAACTTCCTAACCCATCATAAGCAGTCAATGTTATTGGATAAGGTGTTGATGTTACTGCTTCTTGGAATTGATCTATAAGCAACCAACCCTCCCAATATGTTTGATAAGCATCAAGCGAATCTTTGTAACTAATTTTAACTTTATATTCTCTTTCATCAGCAGTATAAAAATCATCATAATTTGTGTCATCTGTAACAAATAAATTTATTTGACAAGTTGAACCAATTATAGGGTTATAAAAATCATCATCTTGTTCCCATATAATTTGTAATGGGTCATTTGTGCCGACTAAATCATAAACTGTACCTGTGTAGCCATCTTTAAGTATTTCAATTTTTTTACCTTTCAGGTTATCATCTGAAAACTCTAATCTAAATTTAACCCCGTAAGCCATTATTTTATTCTATTTCTGTTTCTCTCTGCTCTTTGTAATGCAACTACAAGATCTTGGCCTTTAATTCTAAACTCACCGCCTACTTGTACTTGACCGCTACCGCCAGTTTGTGCTAACATTCCTTGTAATTTATCAAGAGGTGCTATTACTTCAGGATTACTTCTTGCACCAGGATATTCTCCCATTAACCCCATTGTTGGCGTTGATACAATACCACCTTTAGCAAACTTAACACCGGAAAAAGAAGTGAATAGATCTTTAAAACTTCCCATGCCTTGTAATAATCCTTTGGCATCTGAGCCACCAGCACCAGGAAATATTGCTTTTACTAAAGTAGATAAAACAAATGCTGCCATAGCTGCGGCTACAAGTTTCTTAATTAAATCTAATAACATTTGACCTAATGCCTTGAATACATTTTCACCAGCCATCATTGCATCAAATGCACCTAAAAATGCATCTTTAATTCCTTGTCCTACAACCTCTGCACTACCTGCAACTGCATCAAAAGTTTCTTTTAATAAACTTGTTTTTTCTTGCACAGATTCAATTACTGGCAATGTTTCTAATAAAATACCTTTTTGTTCACTTGCACCGCCACCCGCTAAAGCACCTACACCAACTGTTTGAATACCACGTCCTCCACCATCACCAGCCATTCCAAAGCCGCCCATAATATTACCAAATATGTCAGATACTTTGCCTTTTACTTTATTTTTTACATTAGTTAGAGTGTTGTTTAATTGATCTACTGTTTTATGTTCTAATTCTGAACCTAATGCCTCAGTAAACCCATCATTAAATTCTTGTCCAATTTCTTCTGCGCCATCTATTGCTATTTGTTTAGCGTTATCAAAACCCTCTGATAATATGTCCCCAAAACTTGCTTCTAAACCATCTTCACTAAATGCTTTAATTAAATTCCACATTGTCTTAAAGACATTTACAAACTCTAATACAATTGTTCTAGCACCAATAAAAACACTTTTAAATGCAGATCCAACACCAAATATTATTACTCTTAAAGTTTTGCTTGAATTATATAAATCTACAAACTGATTGTATAACCCGACAATAACCGGTGCGACCTCTGCCCAATTTTTATAAATTATATATGCAATACCTGCTAGTGCTGCCGCAATTAAAGTTGCTGGACTCATTAAACCAGCTAATGTAGTCATAAGCGTACCCAACATAGTTAATAATGTAGGTAAAGCCAATGCTAATAAACCTAATCCAGCTATAATTTTTTGTTGTGCAGGTGCAAGATTATTAAAGGCACTAAAAACTGATTTTACAGTATTTGCTAATCCTTGTAGGACTGGCAACAAAGTATTTAATAAAACAGTACCCATTTCAGCAAATGATTCCTTAGCACCATTTAACGCCTTTTGTAATTGAAATGAAGCACTTTTACTTGTCTTATCAAACGCTTCTGCTGTTGCACCTTGAGATGCATTTAATTCATTAAATATTTCGCTTGTAGTTGCCGCACCTTTACCGGTTAAATCAAGCACACCTCGTAATGCCCTAACATTAGGAAACACTTGTGCTGCTGCATCAGTATTACCATCAAGTGCAATTCTTAAAGTATCTAAAACACTTAATAATCCTTGATCTTTAATTTGTTGTCTTAACCCAGCAGAAGATAAACCCATTTTTGCAAGTCCCTCCTCTGCTTGTGGTGTAGTTTTTAATAAAGCACTTAATATACTATTCAACTGAGTTGCACCACTCGCTGCATCTGTACCGGTTCTTGACATTGCTGCCATTGCCGCACCTACTTCATTAAAAGAAACATCCATAGCTGATGCTGTAGGTAAAACACTACCCATTGCACTTGCTAAAGTTTCTGCATCTAATTTACCCTCTCTTACTGCCGCAGTTAATACATCGGTTGCATCTGTTGCAGATATACCAAATGCATTCATAGCAGAAGTTGATAGATCGGCTATTGTTGCAACATCACCTAAACCACTCGCTGCGGCTTTTGAAGATGCTTCTAATACATTCATAGCCGCTTCACCCTCAAGTCCAGCAGAAGCAATAAAAAACATTGCATTTGACGTATCTTTAGAAGATATGCCAGTCTCTTTTGCCATACTTCTTGCTGCCGCACTATATTGTTTTAATTGTTCCGCAGAAGCACCTACTAATGCATCTATTTTAGTTATGTTTTTATCGAAGTCTGCGCCAAGTTTTATAGCTGCACCACCTGCAAGTGCACCGAACATTTGAAAACCTTTCAAACTTTGTCCTATGCCTTTTACTTTGCTTCCTAATCTTTGTAAACTTGCACCGGCTTTATTGGTCGCTGTAATTAAACTTTTTGCATTACCAATTATATAATACCGCAATTTTTTATCTGCCATAGAGAAAGTTTTTACAAAAATAAGAAATTATTATCTGTCTTTTTCCCACTTAACACTCTCAAGTTTTTTCTTGAATGCTAAATATTCTTCTTTAGATGATTTTGGTTTTCCTCTTTCTAAATATACATCTTGAGGAAGTGGAAATAATTTATCTGGTTTTATCATTTGCGATTTCTTAGTACAATTAACATTATGTATCATTGTGCTTAAAAACCTAATACGCTCCCATTCTAAATTTTGTTGAATTAAATATGATTCACCGAGTAATTGAACTTCTTTCCAGGTGTAATGCCAAAACTCATTTGGATTTATGCCAACTTGACCAATATAAAAATCAATGAGTGAATCGAAAGTCAGTTGGCTATTTACTTTCCCTTTTTTGTAGTCTTTTTTACGTTTCTATCTAAACCAGCATTTAAATCATTACCTAATATTCTTGACTCTAACATTGCAGATACTATTTCTTCAATTTTATCTGCTTCAAGATCTTCTAACCACATACCAACTTGAAATTCATTATAATCTATTTCGTTGCCTTGTTCTTGGTCGTTAGCTAAAATACCGGCATATACTAATGCCCTAATTGCTTTTATAGAAACACCGCCCTCGAAGACTGTGCCTAAATCTTGTAATGAAATGTTAAGTAATTCAGTAAAGTTTGCCCAGAAATTCATGCTAAAGTGCATGACTCTATTTTTACCGCCTAATTTAATAGTATAGTAACCTCTTTTCTTGTTTGCCATTATGTAAAATTAAAGGCACACAGAATATACTATGTGCCTGATTTAAGTTAAAATTATGCTCTAGTACCTTTTGTAATACTTCCAGTTACAGTTATTGAACCTGAATAAGATGCTGGTGATTCCATTTCTGCTGTATGCTCAACAGAATTTAAAAATCCTTCACCATAATAGAAGTTATCACCAACAGAGTCAGTTCCAAATTCCCAATATACTTTAGTTCTTGCAATTAAGTAATCAGATGCATCAATAACATTTTGAGCACTTGACTCATCATACACTATTAACCCTTCAAAAGAAATTTCACCTGATATTACACCAGCTATATGCTCAGCAAACCCGCCACTATCTTTAGTAGTTGCTTCTGGTAAATCATTACTTAATGAAAGAGTTGCACTTGTTGAATGTCCTACTTTAATTTCAGATCCATCTGTAGAATGAAATTTTAATATTAAATCAGTTCCGTTAAATACACCACTTGTAGCCATTTATATATGTTTTAAATTTTTTGTAAATATACAAATAAATAATTTATACATTTTGCCATTCTCTGGCTATGTCTTCCCAAAATTCGAATATATTTTCCCAGTTACGATTACTACCCGCTGAAAATATGCCGGTAAATTTTATATCTAAATTAAATTCTGTAACGCTTTCGTGGTCGCCAACCTCATCTACACTTTCAACTATGCCTTTAGCATTTACTATGAAATCATTAACATTAGGATCTTTGAAATAAAATTGTTGCTCAGCACGAGTTATTACATAATCAGCAAATTGATTAAAATTCAAAGAATCATCATAAGCAGTTAATCCTTTTACTTTTGCTTTACCGCCTATTATACTAGGCATAAATTCTGCAAAACCTTGACTATCTTTTGTAGTTGATTCTTTAAGATCTAATTCAATAGTTATAGTAACATTTTTAGAATGACCTATTGCTGTTTCATCTTTATACAACAAAAAACTTGATGCATTAAAGACCGGCATTTTATTCCTCTTTCTTCTCTATTGGTGTGATCTCACCATCAGGAATATTAATTGAACATGGTCCATGCTCTTTCTCAACTTCATCTGTTAACTCCTTTTGCTCAACTTCAAGTTTTTGTAGTTGCTCTTGTAGTTTAGGAATTAAATTATAAGCAACAGTTCTAGCACCTATTTCTTTAATAATTGCTTCTTTGTTTGCTATAAAAGATTGTAGTTTTTCTAATTTTTCTTTTTCTAGTTTTGCCATTTTTATATAAAATTAATTATTCGTTTGATTGATTATTCCAAGGTGGTGACAATGCTTCATCAACTGGATTTCTTTTAACTTCAATATTAGCCGCAATGTTATTTTTTAAAACTTCAACATCTAAAATTGATTCTAACCATCCCTCAACTTGCTCTTTAGTTAGTTCATTAAAAGGAGTAAAAGGTTCACCCTCATTATATATAACATCTTCAGCACCAATTCTATTTGACCAAAAATCTGAATTTTCTGAATCAATACCAACTAATTCCCAATGTATTCTAAAAATTACATTGTCTAAATCATTCTGTCTAACTTTTGTTTCAAGTTGATGAATATTCCAAGTATAATTTATTGCCATAATTTTTTTTACAAATTTAATAATAAATTTAACAATTGCCACCACCAGTTATAGCACCATTTGAACCGACATAAATATATTTTCCAGTTGTACTAAAATCTGAATTATATATTTGATAATATCCACTTGATACTGGTGTTGTGCCAGTTTGTGTTGTATATGCTGTGTATATACCAGTCAAATCATCTGGATATAAATTGTTAGAATCAGTATGATAATAAGGTCCTTCAGGTATTCCTAAATTACATGCACTATTTGAACTACTTGAATCATATATATAATAAAATGCTGTTCTCGGTGGGTTTTGGTCATATAAACTAAACTCAGACATTTGTAATGGATTTTCACCATCAGGTCTATTTGTTTCAGGATTTCCCATTGCTACTGGTGGGTAACTTGTGCCACTTCCACTTGAATTGCCACCGCTTAATCTTTGTATATCTGACATATAAATTGGCGAGGTTATAGTTCCATTGCCATCATAATTAGAGTATTTTCTTTCCCTTGCTGTTTTAAGCATTGTAATTTCACTATTTGCTATATTAGGACATGCCATTATTTACAATTACATTTACAATTACACTTTTTTAATTCCTCAATCTCGGCTTTTAACTCTTTTATTGCTTCAATAAACACACCAGCCATATTACCATAAGCAACTGAATATAAACCCTTATCATCTTTACTAACAATTTCAGGCAATACCTCTAAAACTTCTTGAGCAATTACACCAATTTTAGTTTTGTTGTCAGGCACATCACTTCTTTTATAACTAACTCCTCTAAGTTTTGTTACTTTTTCTAAAGCATTATCAATTGTTTTTATATCTTTTTTAACTCTTTTATCTGAAAATGCAATAACATCAGCACTTGCTCTAACATCACCTGTAACATCTAAAGCATAGGAAATACTACTTGTTTTTTTAACACCTATATTTCCAGCATTTGTAATATAAATAGCTGATGTTCCCATGTTTTCTATCACAAAAGGATTTCCAGCACCACTACTAAATCCAACATGAGCATACTGACCTCCATTACTTTGAGAATCAATAAATTTTAAATAAGCATAACCCTCATTAGTATTATATATATTAATTGCATTATTGCCAGTTGTTTCTACATTTAATTTTCCTATTGGATTTGAGCCATAACCTGTCCAAGTTTGAGTACCAATATCTTGTCTATTTGGAACATGAACAGTACCTCCAGATGAAATAGTCATTTTTGCTGTTAATGATGAACCATTGTAAGTATCAAATGCCATTGTATAACCACCAGCATTTCTAATTTGCATATCACCAGAGTTCCATCTTACAAAAGAACTAGTACCACTTATATTTATTCCATTACTACCAGCATTTCTAATATCTAATTTGTAACTTGGTACTTCACCAGCAGTTCCATCAATAAGCATTGCACCATCCTTAAATGTAGCTGAAATTAAACCATTATCAGGTGCTATTTGAAAAGCACCAGTTGAATGTATATAACCAGCATTTCCTATTGCTCCAGTAAATTGGTTATTGGCTACTCCATTTATTCCAAATCTTGCACCTATTGCTGCACCATCTTGTAATAGTTCTAATGTTGGATTGTCATTTTCGCCTACATTGTCTCTATCTGCTTCTATTATAATTTTGGCATCTCCAACTCTTGATATATGAATATCACCTGATGCTGATGTATTACCAATTGCTAAATAGCCAGTTTTAAGCAATCTCATTTGTTCAACCGCTGTATAATTTTGGCTACTAGATGTGCTTTGTGGTGAAAATACAATATTACCACCAGATGAATTATAATGAACCCTTGTTTTAATTTCAAAGTTTACACCAGTTTCAGTTGCTCTTAAAAACTCTATGTTGTTTGTTGATAAACCTAAATGATTCTCTACACTAGTTGTAGAGGTTCTAACTTTTATTTGTGGTGTATATAAGTTATCTGCTTCGTAGGTTTCTAATTTTACTGATGGATCAGATTCATTAATTCCTATTCGACCATCGATAAAAACATCACCATCATTAAAAAACTGATGCTCAAATTGATTAGTACCAGCAGAATTATATCCTTGTAATTTTAATGTACCATTGTTGTTATGAATTTGATAAGCACCATAACTTGTATTAAATATAGTACCATTAGATGTGTCTCTGTTAAATCCAATAGTACCCATATAATTAGCATCACCACTTCCAATGTGCATATAGCTACCATTGTATATTGCATTACCTTGAGAATTATGAATACCAGTTGGTTTAAATATTGTTTCAACTGTACCCCCTAAAGTAACACCTATTTCATTAGCACCAGCATCATAAAAACCTGAATCATTATCACCTATACCTATTCCTGGTGCAGCAGCAGTTCCTTGTATGGTTTTTATTGGAACATTTTGTACATCAAAAACTGTTGCTGTCGCTTGTAATACCCTTGTACCATTTACAACTAAACCAAGTTCATGGTTAGCTGGTTGATACATACCAGTATTAATGTCTCCATAAAATCCATAATCAACTTCACTTGTACTTTGAATAGATGAAACTACAACCCTACCAGTATTAGTGCCATCTCCTATAATTATAGTGTGGTCGGCTTGACCTAATAAATGCAAACTAGAACCACCACCTTGTGAATTACTATCTGCATGAGAGTATTTTATATATCCATATTGAGTGTCATTTGTATCATCACTAAATCTAATTGATGCATAACCAGCATTAGTAGTTTGTTTTAAAAATAAAGCATCACCACCCCCCTCTATTTTTACTGTTGAGGTTAATTTATTACCAACTGTTATATTATCTGCATATACATTTGCCCATTTTAAAGATGAAGAACCTAAATTGTAAGTTGAATCTGCTTGAGGTACAACATTAGTGTAGAAAGTAGAGTTACTTGTGCCAATGATTAATTTAGCAGAACTATTATGAACTCCTCCTACACCTATTTGTACTGAGGCACCAGAATCTGTACTAGCATTAGTAAAATATAAAATACCTCTATTTCCTAGTACTCCATAACCGCTAACTCTTAATACATCAGCTGTTGTAGTTGGATTTCCAGTATCAGTACCACTTACAATAACAGTATTATCAAAAGCACCAGTACCAGTAACATCTATGTTACCAGAAAATGTTGCATTTCTAGACGAATCAAAGGAAAGAGCAACTGCATTATTACAATCAATGTCAAGTGAGTTAGTTGCATTATTATATGCCATACCACCCATTGAATTGTCATCTGGGTCACCTAAAATTATAAATGCTTCAGCATCATTTGCTGTTATAACTTTTATTCCATGATTGCCACTACTTGTTGAAGATGTAATATTGCCAGTAACTTGTAAATCATTAGTAAAAGTTCCTTTGCCCTCATAATCAACTCTAAATCTTTCAGCTAATCCAGTTGGTG